TTCAAGTTCATTAGTTATTTATAGTAACGGAACAATACAAGGCGGAAATGCACAAACATTATTTTACGGTTATGTCAACATTGGTGGAGGCACTGCTGGCAGCGAGCGTTTGATTGTCACGGGTGATTCAAATCTTAACGGCAAACTTATTGCAACAGGTAACATTACAACACAAACCCACTTTTACACTCCGTTTGCTAACACAACTACTAGCGCTGCAAATGCAAGAATATTGGTTGATAGTACTCCAGCAGGACAAATAGTTCGGCTTGGTTCATCATCAAAGCGTTACAAGCGCGACATTGTTAATTTAACAACTGTGCCAGAATTAGACCCAAAGGCGCTTTATGAGTTACCTGTGCGAGCATTTAGATACAAATCAAGTCATTTACCTAATACCGATGACCGCGCAGGTGTGCTTATTCCAGGATTTATTGCAGAAGAAATGGATGCGGTCTATCCAATTGCGGTTGATTATTCAGAAGGTGCTGAAAGTTGGAATGACAGACTATTGGTGCCAGCACTATTGGCACTTATACAAGATCAAGACAAGCGCATAAAACTACTGGAGGGTAAGTAAATGGAAGAAGCACCAGTCGATGTACAGATCGTACTAAAGCATTTGCGGGAAATTATTGGAACGCAAGCCCAAGAAATTGCCGTACTTAAAACAAGAATAGAATCCACCACTAACACATAACCGAAAGGTGCAAAATGTCGCCGCAAAACTGGGCAGGTCTAATCGTATCCATCATCACAATCGGAGGTGCGTTTGTTGGTTCTATTAGATGGTTAGTTAAACACTACCTAAATGAACTTAAGCCCAATGGTGGCAGTTCGTTGCGCGATTCGGTTAATCGTTTAGAGGTACAAATGGAAGTTATCTTAAAATTACTGGAAAAGAAATGACAAAACTTACATCATCAAATGGATGGCAAGCCAGTCCAATACAGTCTGAGATCGGTATTGGTATTTTTACTGTTGTAAGTGGTATTAGACCAGTACGAGTCCGTTGCGCCGCAGCCGTTGCGCCGCTTATCGTTGGTGCGCTTAAGGAATGGCATAAACGAGTAGAAAAGTTAGAGTCTGGCGAAGCCCAAGGATATGTGTTCAGAGATGTACGAGGTGGTAACGGTACTTTGTCCAACCACGCAAGCGGCACAGCAGTTGATGTATGGCCTTCACGCCACCCGCAAGGCGACAAAGATGGTAATCTAACCAAAGAACAGCGTGAAACAATCTTAGAAATATGCAAAAAGTATGGTCTGCGCTCGGGCGGTACTTATCGCACAGCAAAGACTGACTGGATGCACATGGAAGTAAATATCTCGCCAAGACAGGCGGCGATATTGGTCAAGAGCCTGAAAGGTTAATATGAAAATCAAAGTATCTCAGAAGTTTAAAGAAGAATTTAAGTCCTATCTACGCTCAGTAGGCGTAGCAACGATCACGGTATTGTTGGCACTTGTGGCTGATATTAAACCAGAGTATGCAGTACTTCTGGGTTCAATTGCTGCACCAATCTTTAAGTGGGTTGACCCAACATACAAGAATATTGGTCTAAACAAAGAATAAGACACGCCTTACAAATTACCCCCTGCCTTAATTGGTGGGGGGTTTTTTGTTGTATCATTAACACACTAACGGAAGGATTCAAGATGAGTTTAGCGGATTCATTAAAGGAAGCCACCAATCAGGCTCCTAGTAATTCTATTTGTTCAGTGACTAAAGCCAAGACAAAGATGTCAAAAGAAGATATTGAAACCTTGGAAAAGACATTATATGATCGCAACATTAAAGCCAGCATATTAGGTCGCGCTTTACGAAAAGAAGGCATAGACATAGCAGAAGGCACTATCACGCGACATAGAAATGGCTGGTGCAAAACTTGTGGCGCTAACTGATGCACTAAATGAGGAACAACACAACGAAGAAGCGGATGAACTTCGTAAGGCATTAGTCCAAACTCAGAAACAACTAGCCAAGGCTAAGTTGCGCAACGATGAATTAGTTGCGGCTACTCATAGAGGTGCATACGAGGCTATGTTGGCTCTTGGTAAAGTGCAACCAGTACCAACGCCACAAAAAGATACTCGCAAAGTTAAAGCGGAAGTTGCGCTTATCCACTCGACAGACTGGCAAGGTTCCAAAGTTACCTCCAGTTACAATAGCGAGATTATGCGCAAGCGCGTAATGCAGTTTGCGGACAAGACAATTCACCTTACACAATTACAACGCCAGCACCATCCAGTCAATGAGTGTGTAATCATGTTTGGTGGCGATATGGTCGAAGGTTTGTTTAACTACCCAGCGCAGTTGTGGCAGATTGATAGTTCACTCTTTGGTCAGTTTGTAAATGTTTCGCGCCTGTGTGTGGACTTTGTGCGCACAATGTTAGTACATTTTGAGAAGGTTACTGTCGTTGCTGAGTGGGGTAATCATGGTCGCATTGGTGGCAAACGAGCCGAAGTTCCAAAGAGCGATAATGTGGACAGAATGGTCTATGAAATGTCGCGTCAATTATTGGCTAACGAAAAAAGATTGACTTGGGAAGATTGTCCAGAGGATATCCAGCAAGTAGAAATTGGAAACTATCGCGCATTACTAATGCATGGTGACGAACTAGGTCGATCAGGGTTTGCGAGTCCTGCCGCGTGGATTGCTGGTGCTAATCGCTGGAAGGCTGGCGCGCATGATTATGATTTCCATGACATTTATCTAGGTCATTATCATCGTCACGCACAAGAACCTATCCAAAAACATTACAACATTTATTGGACAGGAAGTACCGAGTCCGACAATAGATATGCGCGTGATTCAATGGCGGCAAGCGGTATGCCATCCCAGCGTTTGCACTTTGTTGATCCAGTTAAAGGTCGCATCACAGCCCAGTACCAAGTATGGTTGGACTAATTGCGTTACTGATTACACCTTTTACATATCCATCCTTTTACAAGGTAGCGATGATGTTCAGTATTTTCATCGCAATTATTGCAACGCATGATGTCTAATGTTGGAGCATCTATCGGGTCGTAATGTTTACTCATTTTATCGCCTCCATTGTTTTATAGAATTTGCGTATAGAAAACCCCCGCCGAAGCGGGGGTTCCTATGATTAACACTTGCAGAATTTCTTTGTGCTAAAACTGATGCGAATTACTGCGCCGCATGTTTTGCACTTAATTGGTTCCTTTTCCACTTTGCGTGGAGCCTCAACAAATGTTGAGTACCAATCTTGGTAGTCCATTTTTGCCTCCTTTCATAACCTCCGTTTTAGGTTATGGTTCTATCTTATATTGTTGATTGATCAATGTAAACAACTAATGCGTTGGTTGTATAACTTTTAGATAACTCTTTTTGTAAAAGATGTAAATTAGATAACTTTTAGATAACTTTTTTTGTGCCAATCCCAGAGCCAAGGTCGCGGGCAGAGATGGCTAGAAATCAGCCAATCCCGTCACCGTAGTTATGCGGTATAGGATGGGAGCCGAAGCCCAGTTGCGCCATGTGTAGTACTGATGGGTAACTTATCTAGGCAACTCGTTTTAGATAAATCAGTCCTACTCGCCAGTTAACGATGTCTGGCTCGCTTGGTAGATGACAAGAAAATAAGTCCCCGTATGACGGCTCCGCCTCGGGTATCAGCCGAGCCCAAGATCCCAACACCTTGGTAGGGTGGGAACCATATACCCAGACAGCGAAAAACACCGCAATTGTTGGGAATCACGGCGTTTCGCGGGGTTTGACCCCGACTAAAGCATATCAAAATGTTATCTAAAAGTTACCTAGAAATGCCGATGGTTGTTTACATGTCGGTCAAAACAATGGATAGTTGTACCTATCAAACCATACGGGGTCTGATATATCTAGGAGGCATAATCATGGACATTAAATTCTCAGATGTATTACAAACATACAACGGCGGTACAGGATGCGCTTGCGGATGCACAGGAGATTACACACAACAAGGAGATACATCAACAAAAGTTCTAAAGCGCATTAACTTGCTTAAGAAAAACATCAATAAAGTAACAGTTTATGCTAGCAGCGACGAAGTTATTTATGAATTGGAAAATAAGGCAGGTACTCGCGTTACTCGTATCTATGTAAAGGTTGGTGCATAATGACTTACAAATACGAAGTTGGTTCAACTGCACCTAATCATCCAAACGCTTCAAGCACCGATGATCATTGCATGGAATGTGGTCGCGCACTTGGTAAAAATCCACTTTACTTTGAGGTCAATACCTCTTGGGAAGTAATCATTCCTAACTCAGATGAGGAAAATACACAAGGTTGCTGGCCAATTGGTTCAACCTGCGCACACAAGTTTGCACCAAACTTACTAATTAGACTGGAGGCAAAATAAAATGGCAACACGCTCACTTATTGGAATGGTCAAAGAGGACAAGTCAATTCAGATTATCTATTGTCATTGGGATGGTTACCCTCAATATGTAGGTCTACAACTACAACTTAATTACCGCGATGCAGATACAATCCAAAAACTATTAGACTTAGGTGATCGTTCAATATTAACTGGCGCACCAACAGCAGACGACACCTACGCGGTAAGTCAAAATCAAGAGATCAAACCTTGGATAGTCGCATCAATGGAGGAATTCAAGACCGCAGATAAGGCTGGTACGGAATTCATGTACTTGTGGGATAACGGCTGGCAGGTATTTAAGGTGGACTATGACGACAACCTTACCAGTCTAGGCACAATTGATTCCATAGAAATTAAGTACGCTTAATCATGCAGACATTTATGCCTTACAATGACTATAAGTTCAGCGCACAAGCGTTGGACAATAAACGACTAGGCAAACAACGCGTAGAAGCGTGGCAGGTACTTCGCGCATTACGCGGTCAAACAAAAGGCTGGGTCAATCATCCAGCAACAGTTATGTGGCGCGGTTGCGAACAAGCGTTAATTCATTACGGCATGGTTATATGTGCCGAGTGGCAAGAACGCGGATTCAAAGATTCGCTCTACGACAAGTTTCATGCGGAATGGCGCAACGACTTTGATTACAAAGAACCTTGGTGGTTAGGTTACGACCCACTTCACACATCTCATCAGTCAAATCTTTATCGCAAAGACCCTGTTTATTACAAGGACTTTGGAATAACCGCACCAAATCTACCTTATGTCTGGTGTCACCCAGACGGAATGGTACATCTTGGAACCGAGAAGGATGTTTTTAGTTACCGCGAATTGTTGTAGGCGGTTGTTTACATTATAGGAAAAACAATTTAGAATTAAAACACGGGCAAGGCGCCCAGCAAGTTAAGCGGAAGGTACGAATATGGCTAGATTCAATCTAGATGATTACGAAACAGTACACCTAGCACTTATTAGATTATACAAAGATTTTCCAGCAGCACGAGTGCTTACATATAACACTACCCCAGAAGGAGTAACAGATCGTTACGAATTCAAAGCGGAACTATATTTAGACCGCGAGGATATTCGACCAGTATCAACAGGTTGGGCATACGAGGTTA